TCTTCATATACTTTTCAAATAATCTATCAGTTTTCATATTTTAATTTTTTGAGCTGCTGCAACTAATTTACCAACTAACGCTTTTTTAGTTTTTTGTATTTTACTCGCCGTTGATCCTGGTACTAAAGATTTTATACCTTGATCCGGTATAGATAATAAAGCACTGGTAGTCCTTGCTGTTTTTTCTATATCCATCTCATTATCTTCTGACTCGCCGGTCATTTCTTCTTTAAACGTTTGAAAGTTGTCAAAAGCAAAATCACCACCTGTAATAGTGAACTGGTTTTCTACTCTACCGGATGGATCTGTTAAGGTTACAGTGTATTCACCATGTTCTCCCGGTTGATTCTCTGCAATAAGCTTTAAAAACTTCTTCATATCTTTATTTATGGTAGAAGTGATAGTTTTATATTGATATTCTTCATAAGTTCAGCCTCCAGTTGCTGTAACTCATATCTTTTCAAAAAATTACGAAACTTACGGAAACTAACAGCAGATGCATCAACATTTGCGAAGGTTAAGTAATCTCTCTCACTTAAAAACGTCTTAAATGTATCATCTCCATACGTTACATTAGTAGGTAAAGCGTTAAATATACGTTTAACTAGTGTATTCTCTATCTTTTCGTTAATTTGATAATAGAACCACTTCTTGGTATGGTCTTTTGAGCAAATACTGATCAGTTTCTTAGTAATAAAGTGTATACCGAGCTTATTCTTATCTTTTCTACTGAGTTTAAGTTCATTCTCAGTAATATACCACGTATATTCATTGTAAGAGGCCTCTAACAGTCGATTTAAGTTAATAAAAACATAACCTCTGACGTTATCTTCTTCTTTTTCCAATTCGAACGTTGATAATTCCATTGTAATACTCATCTTTTAGTAAAACCTCACGTTCTACCTGTAGCTTCATCTCATTATAAGAGAGTTCCCATTTACTATCACAACTTATAAGTATTTCAAACTTAAACTTACCCTTTCCAAGCTCAATTATGTCTTTATTCAGCTCATTTGATGAAGAAGTGTAAGTTCTCCAATCAGTTTCAACGATTTGATGTCGTTTATTCTTCTTACCCTTGAGAGGCGGGCGTTTACGTACAGATTGACATTGCTTTTTACCAATATACTTACGATTATTAGTGAGATTTGTTATCACGTATATAAAACCGTACGGTATGGTATCTTCTGTAAGCAGTCCCTGCCAATGTCCTAAATCAGCCATTACATTCTTTACAAGAATCACGAGCTTCTTTTGTTAACCACTTCTCACCACACTCACATTCGTATTTATAATCTCTCTCCCAATCTGATTTACCTTCTTCATCTTCTTCACCGGTCAAGAAGACGCCATCTATACCTTTTTTCTTTTTATCTTTCTTTTTCTTAGATGCAGAACCGCTTCTGGTTTGTACACCACCTAACATCTTTGGCTTTCTTGCATCACCTGGTGCATATGTATCCGCAGAGTTAATCTGACTATCTGGATTAAAAATAGTACCACCTTGTGCCGCTGTTCCAAGAGCTCCCCCGCCTACAGACATATTTTCTTCAGCTAAATCCTCAGATAACAACTTAAAGAACTGAGATTCAAATTTACCTCTTGATTCTTGCATATTTATATTTATACTAAGTTTGTGGAATTGCTTAAAAAATTTATTGAAGATGTCGGTAAAGATCTTGTACTCGACGATTTCAATCTCAAGGAAGCACAAATGAGACTTCCAGCTCGTAAGCATTTTTGGGTTGCTAGATTGATGGAGGCTAAAATAAGAAGAGGTGAACTTACTAAAAAGAAGACTCAACTTAAGAAGAACATAACTAAAGAAGTAATAGCTACTTCACCAGTTAAAATAAGTCAATCATCTGCTGAACATGCTGCAGAACGGCATGAGAGTTTGCAAAATTTAACATCAAAAATATATGAATGCAATATGATCATTGAATATCTAGAGAAAGTGGAGAAGGTTATGGGTCAGATGGGGTTCGATATTAAGAACATTATAGATGTTCAAAAAATGGAGCAATTATAATATGATAAACTTTGATTATATAAAGGCATCCGGCAAACTTCATATTAGATGTGATGACTCGTCGCTATACGATAGTATACGTGAGCATTTTAGCGCAGAGAATGATGGAGCCCGGTTCGCGAGAAGGTTTAATAGGTTTGCTCCACGTAGAAAGTATGTAATTAGTAACTTAGGCTCATGTGAACTTGGATTATACTGGGATATACGACAGTATCTTATTAAGAATCAGATTAATATACAAGTTAACATTACACCTGCACTACAAAAAGCCATAGATGTTGGGTTAGATAAGCCTATGCATAAAGATTTTGCTTTTGATTTACGTGAGTATCAAGAAGAAGTGATAGATAAAGCTATGAGACTTGGTAGAGGTACGTGTGTTCTTGGTACAGGTGCCGGAAAAACATTTACAACCGCAGCTCTAATAGAAAATTACTTTAGATATAGCCCGGATCCGGATACATTTAAGTGTATTATGCTTGTACCTGATCTAGGATTGGTTCAGCAGACGTATGAAGAGTTTATAAACTGTGGAACAACATATAAGTTAACTAAATGGACTGGTAAAACAAAGCCAGACTTTACTGCAAATGTAATTATTGCTAATATAGGCATTATACAGAGTAGATTTGAGGATAATGATTGGATAAAGCATATAGATTTGCTAGTAGTAGATGAGTGTCACAAAATAACATCAGGTAATAAGATATCTAAGATAGTAAAGAAGATTAAAACCCCTAACAAATACGGATTTACGGGGACTTTACCTGAGAAACAAATAGATAAGTGGTCTATTATTGGTAAACTAGGGCCAGTTATCTATGAAAAATCGAGTTATGAACTTAGAATGGAAGATTATCTAGCAAATGTTAACGTTAAAGTACTTAAACTTAACTATAAAGATAAGATTCGCTACGAAACTCAGGATAGATATAGGGAAGAGTTAAACTTTATATATGAATCATTCGATCGTAACACGTTCTTAAGTAAGTTAGTAGGTAAACTACCGAATAATACTCTTATACTTGTTAATCACATCAAACATGGTGAAGCTTTAATGAATTACCTTAGTACCTTAGCGGATAAGCAGGTTTACTTCATAAGAGGTGAGGTAGATGTAGAAGAACGTGAAAAAATTAAAGGTATTATGGAAAGAGAGTGTAATGTTATATGTGTTGCTATTAGTGCTATCTTTTCTACTGGTGTTAACATCAAAAACCTTCATAATATTGTATTTGCAGCCGGTGGTAAGTCGTTCGTACGTACAGTTCAGTCAATCGGCCGCGGTTTACGTAAGCATGATAGTAAAAGCAAGCTAGTTATAATTGATATATGTGATAATCTGCCATATGGTATAAAACATAACGAAAAACGTAAGGAAATTTATGAATCTGAGAAAATACGCTATACAGAATCAACTGTAAATTTAACTTGACTTATTTAATAGATACCTTATAATTAATAAAATGTCCAAAGAGAAGAAAGCTGAATATTATATAGAACCTAAGATCTTTAAAGCGAGTTTAAGGAAATATTACGACTCTGATATTTTGACGGATGATCTCGAGGAGAATATTAAGAAGATTGCTTATGGTTTGAGTTATAACTCGTCGTTTATTAATTATTCCTACAAAGATGATATGATTGGTGATGCATTGATTAAAATGTATTCGGCTCTCAAATATAAGAAGTATAAATTTGAGAATAACTCTAATCCATTTTCCTATTTTACGACAATAGCATACCATGCCTTTATCAATCGAATTAAGAAAGAGAAAAAGCATCATGAAGCTTTAACATCTTATAAAGAGCAGGTTTATGAAGACTATATGTCCGATCCAAACAATACACATGGTCATGTTTATGTAAAACCTGTTGATGGTGATGATGATCCCGACGCTTAGAAAGCCTAAAGTAGCTATTATATCCGATCTCCACCTAGGTGTTCACTCTAACAGTACAGAGTGGCATAATTACGCCCTAGAGTGGGCTAATTGGTTTAGAGAAGAATGTCTTCGTAATAAGATCGAAGACATTATATTCTGCGGTGACTGGCATCATAATAGAAGTGAAATATCAGTCAATACGTTACAAATATCTGCCGATATATTGGACATCTTATCGGAGTTTAACGTTATTGCAATAACTGGTAATCATGATATTTACTACAAACATAGAACAGATGTAAATTCGCTCTCTATTTTTAAGAATAGAAAAAATGTAACTGTTTTAGAGCAGTACCAGACTTTAGAGGCGTATGATCGTATGTTATCGTTCTGTCCGTGGAATACAGACGTAAAGAATATTGAAGAGAGTGACATTATATTCGGTCATTTTGAGATTGAGACGTTTAAAATGAATACCTATAAGGTATGTGAAGAAGGTGTTAAGGTAAAGGATCTTTTAAATAAGTCTAGCTTAATTATATCGGGACACTTCCACACAAGACATGAAAAGACCTTCGGAGCCGGTACCATTTTATATGTTGGTAACCCTTTTCAGATGGATTTCGGTGATGCTGGTAATCAAAAGGGTTATCACATATTAGATCTAGATACTTTGGAGTATGAATTTAAGCCTAACCATATATCACCTTGTTATCAAAAGATATCTTTAAGTGAGTTAGTAGAAGAAGGTGAAATTACATCTCATGTAGTACAGAGTGTTACTAACAACATTGTTAAGCTAAAGGTTGATATGAATATTTCACAAGAAGATCTAGACGTTCTTCTCGTAGTACTTGCTAAACTTAAGCCAGAGGGGTTAACAGTTGATTATGATATTAACTTTAATCGCTTACTAGAGAATACTGAAGATAAAGAGGATTTATCAGGTATTGATGTCGAGCAAGCTATTGAAGAGTTTGTGAACATGCTTGATATTGACAATAAAAAAGATATAATTGATTATACTCTCGGTCTATATGAAAGAAGTAAACTTTAAAAAGGTAAGTATAATAAATTTTCTATCTGTTGGTGAAGACCCTGTAACAGTAGAGTTTACAAAAGGGTTGCATGTTATTACAGGTATAAATCGCGATAAACCTGATCGTCGAAATGCTATTGGTAAGAGTACAGTAGCAGATTCTATTTATTTCGCTATATTCGGTGATACATTACGCGAGCTTAAGAAAGATCTTATACCTAATAACATTACTGGTGGTAGAACACATGTAGAATTAGACTTTGAGATTAAGTCAACTAAGGGGGTTAATAATTATAAGATAGTTAGACATCTTAACCCATCAAAAGTGTTTGTATTTAAAGACGGGGTTGATAAAACCCGGGATAGTATATCCAATACAAACAAATATATTAGTCAAGTAACCAGCGCCACTCCTTCAATCTTTCAGAACTGTGTTATTATGACAGTTAACAACGCGATTCCGTTTATGGCAAAAAATAAAATCGAGAAGCGTAAGTTTATTGAAGATATTTTTGGTATGGAGGTATTTGGTCAAATGTTATCTTATTTAATAAGTGAATATAATGATATAAAACGTGAGCATGATACAGAATTTACTCGGCTTGAAGAAGTAGGTAAGAGTTGTAATAACTATAAAGATCAACGTATTAGAGTTTTAGACCGTCGTAAGGAAAAGCATGCGTTATATCTCG